AAGTATAGAGAAAATCCTGACGTGTTTATTGTTGGGTACGAAGACAACAAGAAGTTTTGGGATAAGCTGTTACGTATAGGAGAGGATTTAACAGATGAAACAACTAAACAAACTAACACTAGCAGGGACACTCGCAGTCTTAGTGAACGGTTCAGGAGTACTCGCAGAGTCAATTCAACCACCAGACTACAGTCAAACAGGGGACCAGAAGATACAGTCACTGATTAATACTATAGATATTATAGACAATCGGTTACAGCTTTCTTTAAACTTAGGCATAGGTGCTGTAGGTTATGCTGAGGTTGGTGGTGTAATAGTTGATGGTGCACTAGATGGATCTAAAGTAACTACAGCAATGCTTGCAGCTTACGAGAATGCTAGACAGAATGTGTTAGACCATGACTATGCTACAGCTACTAATGCTAATCAGTTGTTTATACAAGAACACACAGCTGCAATGAATAGTTTAGTAGATGCTGTTGATGTACTAAGTGATGCAACAAATGTGTTAATGACTGCTACATCTGTTGCTTCTGTTGCTGAAGAAGCTGACACAAAGCCTGAGCAAGTAGCACTACAAGAGATGATAGCTACAGATGAATACAGTTTAGATGCTTCAGAGGTTGCTGACTATAACAATGCAGTAGATGCAGTAGCTGACTATGCTCAACAAGCTGGTGCATTCATGGCTGCAGCAAACAACACAGAGTTAACAGCTAGTATTGATACGTATACTGCTAACAACAACATCATGATTGGTACTTACACAGCCATTACATATACACAAGCAGTTGATGAGTTTGTTATCTCTTGGGATGACTCAGGTTATGGTACAGGTTGGAATGGTTACCTAACAGATGACATGAAAGATGCTGATGATGTTTATGGAGCTGCATCATACATCCTACAACATGGATCAGCTTCAGCAGGTATGTAAGGATAGCTATGATAGAAGATGCAGAAGTAAAAGTTGGTGGGTTTACATTCAAAGGGTGGTACATAGCTGCTGCCCTGCCCATACTAGGTTCTCTTAGTGGAGGTATCTACTACGGATATGATACATTGCAAAGGTTCTATGCTGTTGAGTCAGGTATAGAAACAGTTGTAACTAAGTCAGGTTCGTTTGATAGCAAGGCAGGAGAGCTGAGTTCAAGAATACAAACACTAGAACAGGCGGTGCAGGATAATGATGTTAGAGGGCTTAACACTAGGTTGTCAACGATTAGTACACAGATGCAAACAATCTTGGAACAACAGAAAGACTTGCTTGACTTACGTAGTCAGGTTGAGAGATCGACTGGGATCACTGATAGTTTGGATAATAAGCTTGACAAATACCAAACAGAAATAGATGATATATGGAAAGCATATGATTCACTGGTAGACAACCCCTTAAACTAAAGAGGATAGAATGGCAAAGAAGAAAGACCCAAGGCTAGAACGAGCAGGAGTATCTGGTTACAACAAACCTAAAGCTACTCCTAGTCATGCAACAAAATCACACGTTGTAGTTGCTAAAGAAGGTGACAAGATAAAGACTATACGTTTTGGACAGAAGGGTGTTAAGGGTAGTCCTGATGGATCAGCTAGAAATAAAGCATTTAAAGCACGTCATGCTAAGAACATTAAGAAGGGTAAGATGAGTGCAGCTTACTGGGCAAACAAGGTGAAGTGGTAATGGCAGATAAGAAACCTATATGGAAAAAGAAACGTCCTAAGTCTTTAGGTAAGTCTAAACCTTTGACAGATGGTCAGAAGAAGAAAGCTAGAGCTAGAGCATCTAGAGCTGGTAGAAAATATCCTAACATGATTGATAACATGTGGGCATCTAAACAATGAGAGGAAAGAACATGCCAAAGAAAAAGAAGAAAGCACCTAAAGGTTACCACTACATGCCAGATGGTACACTTATGAAGGGTGCAACTCACAATGCATCAACTAAGAAACCAGTTCCAAGGAAACCTATTGAGCCAAGGGCAGCAACTAAGAAGAAAAAGGTTAAGAAGAAATCAGGTTACTAATACCAACGTTATAGTATAACATAGTAAAAGCCCCAAGGAGAAATCCGAGGGGCTTATTTATTTTTAAGTATCTATGTACCAACTTAAACACTGGACTGATTCTATATTCCAATCCTTAGCTTTGAGTAACTCCTGTACACCAATCCTTAAACTATACTCACAGTCTTCTAGATTATCGTAGACTACAGGATCGTTAGAAGTCATACAGGTTGTTGTCTCTAGGTAACACAGTAGTATAATCGGGGTAAACATTATTCACCTTCCATTTCCTTTACTAATTTATCTAAGTACCATCTAGCTTTACGGAGATCTTCTAAAGGTTTCTGTTTGTACCTGTATCTGTGTAAGTACTTCTTGCAGTTACCTTCTAGGTATCCCATAAACATCATGTGATCCATGTTATCTTTCATGTAATCAATACATTCTATCTTACCGTTGCCGTAGTGAGGTGGTTGGTTGACAACATCTGCTTCTGCTTCTTCCATCATAGGGTGTTCACGTTGCGCATCTAAGTTCCACTTAGCCATTAGGCAGCCTCCTTATCTAAAGTAATTAACTCAGCATCTGTGTAAGGAATATGGAAGAACTTCTCTCCCTTGGTAATGTATCTACCTTTAGCTTCCTTCAGTCCATCCTGAGTTAGTAAGTTATCTTTAATTCTCCATGCCTGTTTCATATCAGCTCTGAAGATATAGAAGTTTAACACACCATTCTGTTGTTTGTAAAGCTTAACTAACCTACCTTTACGTTCAGGCAATCTTATCTCAACCCAGTTAGTATTCCAATCACCTTTCCATCCTGTCTTAACTTCAGCCTCATTGAAGTATGTGTAGTCACCTTTCTGAGAAACAACATCTACATTGTAGTCTTCCTTTGTGCTGACGATTGTATGTCCTACACTCTCAAGGTAAGCAGCTAATCTATCCTTAGCCTTGCCATCGTAAGCATCATACAAAGCCTTGCTGAAAGGCCTCTTAACCATAACCATTATATTCTTCCTTCTGTAGTTTCTGGATCTAGGAATACTCTTAACTCTGCATACCCACCAATCAGTGAACCATCTGATGAGAATATTTGTGGTACAGTTTTAACATTTGCTTTCTTTAGTAACGTCAGTATCCACTTAGAACTCTGGGTTTGCACATTGTACTCTGTGTAACCTTGATTAACCTTATCAAGTAGAGCCTTTGCTGAACCACAGAAGGGGCAGTCGTCTTTAGTTATTATAGTATACATTGTTACCTTTCTACTACACTAACCCTTGGACTAAACCAAGAGCTAGTATCACTGCTATATATATTCCTATTGAAGTCAACATTATACTAAGTCCACTATCTCACAACTGTCTCCACTACAGGCTAGGGTTTGGCTGCCTGTTGTGTTGTCTTCACTCTCATACTCAGAGACTTTAGACCAATCAATTCTGTTAGGCATCTGTCCTAACATCCTTAGGTAATATGTCTTGTCACAATCTTGATAAGGTGCTTGTTGGTACGTGTGTTCACTGTAAGGTAAGAAAGATACACCTGACATTTCATCAAAGTATTTGTAAACAAATGCACCAACTTCAAACCATTCATCTCCTTTAACATTAATAGTCACAGACGGTTTGTGTTCACACCAGTGACGTTGATAAGCTAACCACATCTCTAGTTGTTCTATGGCAGTCATGTCAGCAGTAACTACAGCATTTGTAGGAGCCTTCATAGGAAAACTAAACACTGTAGTTTGCTCAGGTTTAAATGCTTCAGGTTCGTTAGGTATACCCTGATCAATCATGAACTGTGTCAATGGATCTTTGTTGTCACCTCGTACAGTCCTGATGTAGTACTTGGAATGTCTAGCATGTATTCCTGATGAACTGTCAACAAGCTGTGACACAGTACCACTAGGTTTATTACAAGTTATAGCAGTAGATACTGGTATACCTAAACGATCAGCCCACTCAGCATTTGTATCTACAGCAACTTTCTTTAGGTGAGCAAGTGTCTTCTCTAATCCTTTGTTCTTTAAGGTCATCAACGGATTATCCATAACACCAGTTAGTGAGACACCTAACAGTCTCTCTTGTTCTGTATTATCTTTCCAGACTTTACGAAGGTAAGGGAACTTAGTGTACGTAGATTGAATAGTACCTAAGATAGTAGCTAACCTAACTTTCTCAGACAAGGTATCTATATTATCTGTTGCTCTTACTACAACTTCAGTTAAGTTACAGAACTGAGACGGCCTTAAAATTATCTCACTGCAAGGGTTGGTCCCGAACTCATAGTTAGTGTCACGTCTACCATTCTTTAAAGCCTGTACCTTAGATGCCTGACGATTAAAGATACCTCGTTCACCTGACCCTGACTCAACAAGAGACATCCACTCTCTCATAAAGGATAAGCTATCAGGTTTCTCAGTATAGGAAACAGAGTTGTTAGCTAATGCTCTTTGTGGATTACTTTCCCACCATGAACCTGACTTAGCATGTCTCATACGATCATCTGATAGGTTAGATAATGAGATCATAGCTGACCTACGTACACCACCAACAACAACTACTTCACCTATCTTACACATAATATCGTGACACTCAATAGACGATAGGTTACGTCCTTGTGCTCCAATAAATGTCTCAATTGTAAAGTTAAACAGATCTACTAACGGAGCAGGACCTGATGCTCTACCACCAAATGTCTTGAGTGGAGCACCTGCTGGGCGTACCTTAGATACATCCCATGTTGGTATCTCTCCACTATAGAGTAAAGCAATCAACTGTCGAAGAGACTTAGCCCAACCTTCTTTACTGTCTTTAACTACTATGTTTGTTTCACTCTCATACAACTTAGGTACTTCAGGTAGCTTTTGTACTGACTGACGTTCAACTGAGAACCCTACACCAGTACCACATAACAATATAAACATAGCTTCATCAAATGCTTTGACATCATCAACAGCTAAGTAGCTACAATTATACATACAAACATTGTCACGATCAGCAGCCTTACCTGCAGTCATGAGGGATCTCATACTTGGCATCACACCTAAGTCTAGGATAGTCTTCTCTAGTTCTTTCTTAGTTACAGTATCAACTAAAGTACCTACAACATTTTTCATGTACCTATCTATAGTCTCACTCCAAGACTCACGGCCTTTACCTTCTATGTACTTAGCATACCGTGACTTATGTATAAAAGATTGGTAGTCAGTTGGTAGGTAGTTGTTGCTCATTCTTTAGTCCCTCTATCCTGTTTGTCTTCTTTAAACCAAATCATTCGATCTATCTCACCCCTTGTAAGACCTATGTCTTTTAGTTCTCTGTCTGTTAACTTGTTTAGATGTTTAACTGCATCCCTATGTAGCTGCCAAGTAATCATGTAGTTAATAAATCTATACCACCATCTACCTATTGCTTTTAATATCTTCATTCTTCTTCTTCTTTTTCTTTTTCTTTTTCTTCCTTATCGAGAGTAGACAAAAAAGATACCTCTTGTGTTTGATACTTGTCATTTAAAGTATTTAAAGTATAGCTAATTCTGTTCATCTCATTCTTTAAAAACAGTAGTTCATCAATCATTTTCTTTTGATCGTCTGTAAAACTATCCATTTCATGTTCTTTACCTTGTATACTAATAGTAGTCATCTGTTATCTCCTGATCCTTGTATCTTGTTTCTGTTCTTACGACTTGAAAGCTTCTCAATATTTATGTCAGCTATCTC